TGATGTTTGAGGCTCACATTCCCGGAACTCGAAGCGCAATTTACGATGCGCTTGCCTCGTTTTATGCGGCGACTACCGCACCTTCCGGGCTTCAATCATTTGCTACACCCTATGGCACGTTCAATGTATATCCTAAAGCCATTGCGGTTACTCACGGTTTCGGGGCAACGTCATTAAAAGTAACGTTCCGGGAACCTGTGGTTGACCTGTCTGGCGGAAGTATTCCCGCTCCGGCTTCCGGGATGTTTAAGATTGACGGCATACCACTTACGGCCTTCGGATTATACTATTCAGGGGATAAAAGCCTATTCAGCTTACCGGAAATGCAGGGGCAGGAATTCACTAAAATTGAGGCTGAGGGCTTTCAGGTGGCGTACAGGAAATCGGCCAAGTTTGAACTTAATGGCTCTTTGATTTCTGATAGTGTTTCCGGATTTGAGTCGAACGTGAGAGGATTGTATGCAATTCTGGCGGCATCTGGGTTAAGAACCTTCAATCTCAATGAGCAGATTGAATTTACCGGGGCTGTCTTGAATGGCTTTAAGATTGAAAACCTGAATGTCGGCTCGTATGTAAGCGCAAACTTTAAATGTGATGTAACCCTAACTTCCATAACGCCGTGAATACCTTAACCATATACCGGGAAGGGTCGCCAGTTATAACGGTTGATATTGACGACAAAACCGTTTTTATCCAGAAGATAATGACCGAGCATCGAATTGCCTCGGAATTTTACTCTCGGTCTGTTTTGGACCTCCGGATTGGCGACTATATTACTCATAACCTCGAGAACTTTTATGTCAATCGCCTCCCGAGCATCACAAAACTGGATAATGCGACTTTCCAATACCGGGTTGATTTCGAAAGCGTCCTTTACGACTTGAATAAAAAGCTTTTCATAAGCACCGATGGACTGGCGGAGTACGGGCGCACGGGTAACGCCTCGGATTTTATAGGTGACATTGTTGCCAATATGAATGCTTCAGGCTTTGCCGGAGGCTGGACGGTTGGCACGGTTGATAGCACCGATGAGAAAACTCTGGTATTCTCAAATGAAAACTGCCGGAGCGCACTTATGAAGGTGGCAGAGGCTTTCGGGCTTGAGTTTTCTATAGCAAACAAGTCAATTTCAATGGTTGATAGCGTCGGTTCTATTACTGCCAATACGTTTGAATATGGCCGCAATAATGGGCTATACAGGCTGGTAAGGGAACAGGTCGCAGACCAGAATATAGTGACTAAGGTGTACGGATTTGGCTCGAGTATGAATATCCCATACACCTATAGGAACCGGGCTAAGCGGTTGGTGTTTGAGGAACGTTACCTGACCAAGAATACTGAGATTTACGGGGTTATTGAGGGGCAATATACCAATGATGACATTTACCCTAATCGGACAGGAAGCGCCTCGGCTGTCAATATGGAGTTTGAGGGTGACGTATTCAATGCACGGGATAGTTACATTGAGGATTCGGCCATTACCGGCTTCGATATCAATGACTACGTTATTGCCGGGCTTGACCCGCTTATTGTATTCAAGTCAGGCGACCTTTCCGGGCAGGAGTTTGTGATATGGAAGTTCGACAACGCCACAAAGAGGATACATTTTAATCCTCAGTCAGACGAGGATGGATACACGACTCCTAATCCACTTAATGTTCCACAGGTCGGCGACCTATATACGTTGGTAAACATTGCGCTCCCGGAAAGCTACATTGCCGATGCGGAACTGGCTCTTAAGAACGCAACTCAGGCGTACCTCGACGAGAACTCCGTTCCAATGGTTGTTTACTCGGTCGAAATAGACCCGAAATACGCCAAGGCCAATGCAATGACCCTGCACGCAGGCGACCGGGTGACGGTTGTTGATACTCAGCTTGGGGTTGATAGTCTTATCCGGATATCGGAAATTACCTATCCGCTTACGAATATTTATAAGGTCAAGGCGACTATTGCAGACTTTGTTCCTTACACGCAACAGGAGCGCATTGTAAAAGCGGCGGTTTCGAATATTACTGAGACCCGGATAGTTGACCGGAGTGGGGATGAGCTTACCCGGAGATATACCATGCGCCAACGTCAATTAAAGGACTTGATTTTCGATACTGACGGGTATTTCGATGTAACCAATATCCGGCCGTTGTCAATAGAAACCCAGCATTTGGCCGTCGGAGTTGGTTCGCAGAACTTCCATCTCAACGGGGTCAGGATAATGGCCAACTACCTCGGCGACCCCAATAGAATTTACGTCAGCACCGGGCAGCTGGTACATCACGAATTTGAAATTGAGGGGCTGGGATACGAGTGGGTTATTGGCTCGGCACTTGACCAATCGGGACTTGACCCGGATACGGCATACTACCTTTATGCAAGGTGCGAAACCGATGCGCTGACGGGGACTTGGGTATTGAGCGCTTCCCATATCAAGTACAATGACGAGCCGGGATATTACAACTTCCTTTGCGGAATACTTTACACGGTCATTGACGGGGTGAGGGATTTTGACTTCACTTACGGGATGACCTACATAAACGGGCGGACAATAACGACAGGCCGTATCCAAACCGTCAACGAGATAAACTACATTGACCTCGATACCAATGCCTTCAATCTCGGAGGGACTGACGCCGGAATTGACTGGAACGTGACGGCTGCCGGGGTCTTGACTATCCGGGGAGCAGTTGTGCAAAGGGCAGTAGGCGAAACATTCCCGATAGTGGTATTCCGGGGAGCTTACAACCCGGTGACGGTTTACCACAATGGCGACGAGGTTATGTATAATAGTGTAATGTGGTTATATCACAACAACACACCCGCAGCCGGTATGCCAGTTATTGAAGGCGATTTTTGGACTCAGGTAGGGACGTCGGTAGCTGCGACCCAAAGCCCGATACCAGTATTTCGTGGGCAATGGAGCGCCGGAGTTGATTATTACGGAACGACCTCTCGGACTGACATAGTGTATTATCCGGATACTGGTTTGTATTACATTGCCAGAACAACCGCAGGAGACCCGTTCCGGGATGTTCTACCGACCGATACTGATTATTGGAGCAGCTTCGGGGCGAGCTTCAGCAGCGTGGCAACGGAAATTTTATTCGCAGAGTTCGGAGTAATTGAGAATGCGGCTATCAGATACTTTCGGGGAGTCCCGGTAACACTTGGAAGCCTTGACGGGTCGGTGGTGCACACGCAGGCGGCAGTCGCCGGGACAAATCGTATTGACCGGATTTTGATGATGGGGTCAAGCGGCTCGGCATTGATAAGTGTTGACGGCCATACACAAACCATAAATTATTATGGGGTTAGCATAGAGGAAACCTGTATGCATTTCGTTGAGCTTTTTGCTGACGGCTGGCTTGCTGATTACGGGATTGAGGTAACTTCCTTCAGCGACTTTCTGTATTTCGAGTTTACTTGGGGCGAGGACGCAACCGAGGCCGCTTCGGTGACGCCGATTTCCGGAACGCTTAGTGGGGAGGTTGACGACCCGGTGTATCAAGCCTATGTTTCTGGAACAAAGCAAATAGACACTATCACGCTTACGGGCGAGGGAGGAACGGCAAACATCCGTTGTAATATGGTAATACGCCGGGCGACCTATAGAACGGACCGGGAAGTGACGGCTTCTGATTTTGTCACTCTTTGGGGAGGGGAGTATGACGCCAAAAATGTAGTGTTGGCCGCAAGTGGGGAGAACATTGTTTGCACCTCAAAATATAAGGGCTATTCGTTTACGCTTGATACAGACATATGGAACGTGGCAACCTTGCATCGTGGCGGAATAGATATTGACGGGAATGACATTTACGAAAGCCATGAAAATAACGATAACTACGGGGTTGTCAGGATAAATTACCGAGGACACAATGGAGGCGGAGACTACTACAGGCATACAATCATAGGGACAGGGCGTAACGAGTCATTGGCAATATTCAGTCCAATAAGCAATACCGGAGGGGCTAAGGCTGGTATTACCTTAAGGTACGGAGGCTTCGGGTTTCCCGCTATGACAACGGCGGCGAGGAATGCATATAATTTCTCAATAGGAACCGTGATTTACAACTCAGAGCTTCAGCAATTACAGATAAGGAAAGCAAGCGGTTGGTTTAATATCGTCACAATAGGGGCGTGATAAATGGGTATTGCAATAGGACATAGGGGCGGCGTTCCACTTAAGCCGGGTCACAGAAACGGGATAAAGTCCAGAGTCCGTTCTCAGGGCATTCCGTTTTACTCTCCGCTGCCTATTTATGTCCCCAACAAGTTTTTGTTCGCTTCGGTAATTATTCGGTTTAGTGCGCTTCCTCTGCTTAGTCAAATACCTATTCCTGACGGTCATGTTTCTGCAAATACGTTGGTTCGCTTTTCTCAAACAGGGGCATTAGGCTCGAGCTTCGAACCCGTCTTTACTCCCAGTATTGGACATTTGTATGGAAGTGCAACTCTATTCACTCAGGCGTATGGTGAAATATCCGGGGAACAAAGGCTTGCGGCAACGGCCTCGATAGGCTTCACAGCCTCAGCTACATCGGCAAATAATGTAGTGGCCGGGTTATTCGGCGCAGCCTCGCTTTGCACTATTACACCTTCAGGCAACCTTCAGGAGAAGGCTGCAGCTCCGGTCAATATTTCAGGCTCGGCATCTATTCAATTTAGTGTGACTGGCGAATTAATGTATCCACCTCCGGCTTACTTTGAGTTCCTTTCTTCAGGAACCGGATTAGGGTATATAAGATTAAACTTCATGTGTCGTAACGATACTCTAATTAGTGTTGACGGAAATGGAAAGTTATACACCAGTCATTCGCCGGAAATTGGAGAAACTACCGAGGCCACCGCAGTTTCGGGCATGGATTTCGGTAGGTATTTTAAAATTACTTCGGGCGTTTCGAGATTGAAGTTTCATAATGGGCATAACCTTGTAACGTGGGGAGACGTAAACACAACGGGCGGTGGTCGGTTGGGATTTGGTCGAGTGTTAGATATTAGTGCAAATGTCAGTAATGCACCTACGTTCAGGAATTTAATTGGGTATCGTTCAGTTCCGAACCTCGAAACCTTCAATCATTCCGGACAGATAGCATTCGATTTGACCGGACTTCCTCAGTCAGTAAGGAGGTTCTATATTGGGGGAACCGGGAGCAGTATTGCTGGAAACATAGCCGACCTTCCTTCCCAGATTCAGGTTGCAATGCTCTGGGATGGTAATACA